TGGTCTTTACAATGGATATACCGACAATGGTACGGCATATCGCATGAGCTACTATTCTAGTTATTTTGACTTTCAACAACCAACTTTATCAAAGATTCTTAAAAAGATTGAGATGTTGTTGATTGGAGCGCAGAATCAAGACGTTACAGTTAAGTGGGATTTTGACTTTAAAAAGGCTTATCAGTCTGCCGTAACAGTTATTGCTCCGTCCATCATAGCTGAATATGCTATTGGTGAATATGGTATTGGTGAGTATTCTGGTGGTATAATTATATTTACTAACAATATTAATGGTAGTGGTGCAGGTAAAACCCTACAATTAGGATTTGAAACAAATATTAAAAATAATGCTGTTTCATTACAAAAAGTGGATGTGTTTGTTAAGGGCGGAAAAAAACTATGAGTAACTATACAAAGGCAACGGACTTTGCAGCTAAAGATGCACTGTCTACTGGAAATCCATTAAAGCTAGTTCGTGGAACAGAAATCAATACTGAGTTTGCTGCTATTCAAACTGCAGTCAATACTAAAGCTGACTTAGCGTCTCCTACCTTTACTGGAACACTTACTGCAGTAACTTTAGCCGTTACAGGTAACGAAACTGTTGGTGGCACTTTAACTGTAACAGGTGCTTTAGAAGCTGCATCAGTTGATGGCGGTACATTCTAATCATGGCTACTATTGTCGACCAACAATATACCCCTACTGAGATTATCAAGAAAGACTTGGCTCGTGGTGGGTTTAGTAAAGAAGAAGACAAACTCTTTAAAACACTAGCGGCTTTAATTCAACAGAAAAAAGCTGTTGTAGTAAGAGATAAGAATACAGTATTTGTTGGTATTCGTAAAGAACCGGGTGTATTAGAAGTTCATATGTATACATTAGATTCTTTACCCATAATGGCTCAAGCAATGAAAGTTGCTTTTGATGCAGTCAAACAATCTGGTGTGACAAAACTGCAATCAGAAACTACTAATCCTAGACTAATTAAAATGTTGCAAGCACTGGGAACAGTAAAAACAACCAAAAAAGGAAATAAGATTGCATGGGAACTGGAGATTGCTAAGTGAGATATAATTTAGATTCTACTCTTCCAATTAATGCGTTCTCTCCTCGTGGAGGTCGTAGTCCTTTTGCTTTAGGTATGACACTTGAAGGCGGTGGTCCTGCTCAATGGGTTGAAGACGCAGTAAGCTCAGTCGGAGATGCTGTAGAGTCTGTAGGCAATGCCGTTGGTGATGTTGGTGTATTTATTGACGAAAACGTTACACAACCTGCAGTACAAGACCCTGTAGGAACTGCAGTTAAGATTGCAGCAATTGCTGCTGCTCCTGCTACTGGTGGTACATCTTTATATGCAATTCCAGCCTATGCAGCCGCTAAAGGAGTTGCTGCTGGATTACCTATTGAAGATGTAGCATTTAGAGCAGCCGTTTCTGCTGCTGCAACTGCTGCAGGTGTAGAAGTTGGCGACTACATTGGTACAATGGCAGAATACGGAACTGAGTTAGGTTCACAACAAACAGCAATGCTTGCTGCACAAAATGCTGGTATTGGCACAGGTAGCGCAGTATCAACTACAGCAGGACAAGTTGCTGGCGGAGCCGTAAGTGGCGGTGTAGCTGCAGGAGCTACTGGTGGCGATATTGGACAAGGATTACTAGGTGGTGCAATAAATGCTGGTATTGGGGCTGGAGTTGGTGCAACAGTCGATGCAGGTGCAGGATTACTTAATCAAACAAATACAGGAAGTACACAAATGGAAGACTGGTTACTAAATAGCGGATATTATGATAATCCTGCTAATATAGATACATACACACCTCCCACTGCAGCAGATTTTTCTCCTGTAGATTACGGACAAAACTCTGGTGACGTAGAAGCTCAAGCAGGTGGTTTTTATGGTGGAGCTGCTCCAGTAAACCCATATACTAATATGTCTGATGCAGAACTTACTGCAGCCCTTGCTAGTCAGAATGGTTCCAATACTAGCACTGCAATGAATTTGATTAAACAGTTTGGTTCACAAGCTGTTAAAGCCTTATTAGGCGGTGCTGGTACTGCTGCACAAAGAAGTGCTTTAGGTTTAGGACCATCACAAGGTGGTTTACTTGGTGCTGGTGCAAACTATTTCCTAAATCAAAGTCAACTAGGACGTCTCAATACTGCTTACAATCAAAATGTAGCAGGACAACAAGCTGCAACTAAGACTGCACAGGAACAGGCTTCGTTTACTCCTGTTGGAATGACTACTGCTTTTGGACAGTCTAATTTCCAGTATGACCCTAATACTGGTAAACTAATTTCTGCTGGTTATACTCCTACTTCACAAGTATCTGGACAAGTCCAAAATCTATTTGGAATGGGTGCTGCAGCACTTCCAACTACTACTAATACTCAAGATGTACAACAACAGTATATTGCACAGCAACAAGGATTGTTGGCTCCTAGTCGTGAACAACAGTTAGCTTCTTTGCGTAATCGTCAATACCAACGTGGTACTAGCGGTTTAGCTACTGGTGGTACAATGGCTGGTTATGCTCCTAATGCAGAAGGACTGATGGCTACTAATCCTGAACTAGCTGCGTACTATAACTCTTTAGCACAGCAAGATGCTCAGTTAGCTGCTAATGCTCCAACCTATGCTCAGAATCAATTAAATGCTCAGATTGCAACTGGTACTGGTTTGTTTGGTGCTGCTAATACTCTTGAAGGCTATGCACAACAACCATTATCATTGTCTACTGCTCTTGGCACTGCTGGTGCTACTGCAGGTGCTAAAGCTGGTTATTATGGTTTATTAGGTAATCAAAGCGCACTAGCAACTCAGTTACAAGGACAACAAGCAAACATTTATGGACAGGGTGCAGCTCTTGGTTCTGTCGTTAATCCACTAGCAACAGCAGCAAGTCAAGGTCTTAGTAATGTACTTGGCAACTGGTTATCATAAGGAATAATTATGGCAGATTTATTTGACAAAGAAGAGTTAGGTGTTGTTGGTTCCTTATTTGGTACGAGTCCTGAAGGTATTGCTTTAGCTCGTGAACAGATGGCAGCTAAGGCAGGACAAGCTGCAGGTACTAATTTATTAGGTGGTATTCTAGGACAAGCTAACGTATTTGCTGAAAGAGGCGCTACTGGTCTACGTCAAGCACTTGGACAACAAGACCCACAAGAGCGTATTGCTGCGTTACGTCAACAAGCTGCACAACAGTTTGACCCTAATACTCCTAACGGATTAGCACAGATTGCACAATTCTTAAATCAGAATGGCGATGCTGCTGGTGCCAGACAAGCTGTTATGTTGGCACAAGGACAAATGCAAAAGTCTGCCACTCTTGGTAAGACAATGGAAGAGACTCGTTTATTAGGTCGTAAAGAGATTGAAATTGGTGTTGACCCTAAGAATCCAGAAATGGTTCAAAAAGCATTAGTAGACAAAGATGGTAACATTTTACAAATGCTAGGTCAACCCTACAGTAAATTTACACAAAAGACTAATCTGTCTGTAATTAATCAAGGTCCTAAGAATGTTCTTGAAATTGATAAGACACAAGCTGAAACATACGCTACAGCATTAAATGCAGCGGCTAAGACACTACCAACTTTAGATAGGATGCAGCAATTAATTGATACAGGTGTAATTAGTGGCACTGCTGCCGAAGCTCGTACAGCTACTTTAGGTGTGCTACAAGGTCTTGGTATGAACACTGAAAAAGCGACTAAGAGTTTAGCAAATACTGAAGCATACCAGAAAGAACTTATTAACTTGTTACAAGGTGTTATTAAACAATACGGAACTAACCCTTCTAATATTGACGTAAAAACAGCTTTACAGGGTTTGCCAGAATTGGTAAAATCTCCACAAGGTGTTCAACAAGTTTTAACTACATTAGTTAAATCAAATCGTGAAACATATAATGAAGCTAAAGCTGGTCTAGAGTATTTCCGTAAGAATCAAGGTTCTTTCTCTGGATACGAGCCAAAAGTTCCATTAGGTCTTGTAGAACAACCTAAGATTAAACTAGATAAGAAATTAAGCGAGATGTCACCGGCAGAACTTGAAGCTGCACTAAAATAATAGGATTATAATGGCTGAATATACTCGTGAGCAAATACTCGCAGAATTAGCAAATCGTCAACAAACTAATGCACCAAGTCCAGCAATGGACATTCTTCGTGGTGCTACTGGTGGTGCTACCTCTGGTGCTTCCGGTGTTGTTGCACTTCCTTTAGAAGTTGCTAATCTTCCTAACGCTATTTCTAACTATCTGGCTGGTGTTGGCGAACCTTCTCCGACACAAGCAATGCGTGAGCAATTAGGTGTTCCTAATGAGCCTCGTAGCGGTCCCGGACAGTTTGCCTACAACTTTATGGAAGGCGCTACTCCAGCCGCTGCAATTACTGGTGCTGCAACTTTAAATCCGGTATTAGCTGCTGGAGCTGGTTTACTTGGTGGTGTTACTAACGTAGCTGCAAAATACTATGCTCCTGAAAGTCCTGTAGCACAGACTTTGTTTGGTCTATTACCTGCAGGTGTTGCTGGTTTAGCTAACGTAGCTCGTACTCGTGTTCCTAAAGTTCCTGTTGCTGGTGAACTTCCTGAAACAAACATGACTGCTACTGCAGGTCAACGTACTGGTTCACAGTCTTTACTTCGTGCAGAAGCCAATGTCGCTTCTACTGCAGAAGGACAACCAATCTTTAAACAAGCTGGTCTTGCTAACGTAGCGTCTGCAGAAGACTTTGCAAACAAAATTCAGAACTTTTCTAAAAACCCTAACTTAACTGTTACGGATATTGCTAAAGGCACTGCTGATGCAATTGACTATCAGAATAATCGTGTTTTAAATCAATTTCGAGTAGATAATCGTCGTGCTTTCGGGGCAGCACAGAAAGAAGCCGGAGACGCTCAAATTTTTGACACTAAAAAAGTAAATGAAGTTTTGGATGAGAATATTTCCAAATACAGCACAGAAGGACAACCTTTAGATTTACAGGCTTTTGCTAATCAGTTAAAAAAGGTAAAGTCTAATCTATCTAAAGAAGCGGAAGCAACTACTCTGTTAGATGCTCAAGGTAATCCAATGGTGTTAAAAGGAGAACCAACAACTATTAAGTTAACTGTGGACGAACTACAAAAGAACTTAGAGTCTTGGGGTAAAGCCGCTAAAACAGGACAATTTAACAGTGGCGGTGTGACTCTTGGTGATATTTCTCCCGGCACTATTAAAAAACTATCTCGTGATGTCTTAAATGCTTTTCGTGCAGACTTAGATGCTGCCAATGTTCAAGGTGTTCCCGGCGCTGATAAACTTGTAGCAGCTCGTGAACAATATAAAAAAGGTTTAAATACAGTTATAGATTTTCAAGAACAAAGTTTAGTTAAGTTTTTTGGTAATACTAAAGACCCTACTAAGGTTGTAGAGTATTTGCAAAATGCAACACCTACTGAGCGTGTAACTATGTTTCAAGTATTACAGAATAGTCGTCCTGAAATTCTTGACAGTCTTCGTAGTCGTGCTTTAGGAACTGTCATTGAGCAATCTGGTGGCGACTTAACTAAATTGTTTACTAGTCTTAAAGACATTGCTAAACAAAAGGCTGAGGCAGGTGCTATTAACACTAATGATTTCTTGTTCCAAACTCCGCTAGAAAAAGCTAAAGTAAATACTTTGATTCGTGATTTAGAGACTGTTACTCGTAAAGTAGAGATTCCTAAAGAACCTGCATCAGCTTTGTCTCGTAATACCGGTGAAGCTGCAGGTGTTGGACTGGGATACAAAGCAAGAATGGCAACGAACTTTGCTCAAGATGCTTGGGATAGTATTTCTGGCGCTGTGTCAAGCCCTGAGAAGTTAGCATGGATGATGACTAATCCTAATGGACAATCTTTAATTCGTGAAGCAGCTCGTTTAAAAGCTGGACAGAAACTATCTACACAGATTAAGTCTTCTTTAGACTATTTGTCTTCGGATGCTTTGATTGGTGGCACTATCAGCGCTACAGCTCAAACACAGGGTCGTGAAAGCGGTCAAGCGTTGCAAGCTGCTCCAGTAGGTGAATCAGTAACTCGTGAGCAGATTCAACAGCGCTTAAAAGAATTACAACAACAATAATACACACTATACACACAATGAATAATTATGGCAGACCTTTACGGAATAAACGAAGGAGTAAAGACACTCACTGGTAG